TCTCCATATATGATGGATTTGCCTACGTAATTATTGTCACCTGTAATAATTTCATTTACTTTTCCAGCCATATATTTTACAATAGTTCGTCCTGTAAGAGTAGTAGATTGACCAATCCGTTTGTCGAAAAATCTACAGCCTGCATTTAGTATTGCTCCGTACAAGCTATTCAGGTTAATTTTTTTAACTAACTGGCGTTTGTCCCAATACTCCTCTTCTATCTTGTTTCCAGCGGCGATTGATTCTTTTAGTTTACTCTGCATTTCTTTTCGTTCTTTATACCAACGAGCAAGCAGTCCAGGAATGATACCTTCTTTTTCATAACTGAATATTGTTCCATTTGCACTTAATATAAATGGTTGATTACTTTCAAATATTAGTTTGTATACTTCTGCTGCACTAAAAACATCTACAGTGCCATCTTCCCAATCTATTGTAATCTCAGTGCCTATTTCTTTATTCATCACTGATTCATATTCTAAACTGCCAAATTGACCCTCCCAACTTGCGGCAAAACTTTTTCCCTTATTCATCAATGTACTAATATATTCTTCTGTAGCAGTTTGACGTAGTTGACCTACAATAGTTTCAGGCCCCATGTTCAATGCTCTAATCGCACTAGGATAAAGACTGTTTATATCTAATGATCCAATCCAATCGTGAATGCCTTCTTTAGGGTAAGCAACATAAGCGCCAGCAGCGGTAGCATCGTCTCGTTCTTCCATTTTAGTTCTACTAGGTACCTGTAGTCCTCTACGATGTGCTTCGTTAATAATGGCCTGTTCTGTAACAGCTACAGCACCCATGGTGGTTTGTAAAAGAACTGTATTTTCATGTGCTAATTTATTACTGAGATCAAGGAATTTTAATTTTTGATCTAATTTGTTAAGTAGTGAGCAGTCTTGTCTATTATATTCAATGAACTTTTTAAAATCATTATTGTATAATTGATCTAGTGTGCCTTCATAAACCGTTTTTCTTTCTCCAACCTCCATTTCTCCGATAGCATCTAATCTGTAACTATGACGTTCTTCATACGTATATTTTCTATAAAGTTCTAAACTGTCCATATGTATACGACCAGTTAAATCATAAGTAGTAGCTGTTCTTCCAAATCTCTCAAATTCTCGCTTGCGAGGATATTGATCCCATAAACAGAATCTACGTGTATCGTCTTTACTTAGGACTTTTGTAACACGATTAACAGTATAAGGAATATCATAACCTTCTGAATTCCAACCACTTAGTATGTCTGCGTCTTCTATTAGATTAAGAAATGTGTCTAACATTTCTGCTTCTGTCTCAAATAAATGTGTGTTTGGGAAATCTGTTACTAGTGTTTTAGCTTCATTTATGTTAATTTTTTTTGGAGGCACTGCAAGGCAAATAAGAGTATCTAGCCATTGTAAGTGCAAACTAATCGCGGTAATTGGCATGAAAGCATCGTCGGGCGATGCATAGCCGCGTTCTGGATCAAAACCTACCTCAATGTCAAAGAAAGCTGTGTGTAACTTAGGGGATTCTGCGTTAAGATAGTGTTCACTTAGGCAAACAAAAATCGGATTGATATCTGCTTCGTATAATTTTTTATTGCTATGTATTGCTATTTCCTTACGGAAATCTTTTTGATTTTTACAGATTAGTCTTGATAAAGGCTCTCCGTAAATACTGACAAATTTTCCTTTTTGATCTGGGTAGTAAAAAATATATTTTACTGGGTATTCTTTAAAAACTCTGCGGCCTTCAGAATTACGTTCAACAACTTTTATAATTTCAGCATCGCGCTGAAAATAAGCATCTACATACATCTATAACTCCCATGCGATTTACGGCTCACATATACCTAGGGTGCGGTTTATGGCCCTGCCTGCCTTTCTCTGAATTATTTATTAAATTTTTTTAGTGATATCAAGAATTGCCTCAACTTCTTTCCAGTCTTGATCATGAGATGACCAATCACCTTTGTGAGCTATTTTTATAGCTCGATTTATAACACTAGTTTTAATATTAAGTTCTTCTGCTACTGCTTTAACCGTGTCTTTTAGACCTTCTTGTAGATCTTCAATTTCTCTTAGGACAGTTGATCCTTCATTAATAAGTCTTTCTAATTTGGCTTTTTCTTCTGGTCCATACATGCGTGTACTCATTGACACTCCCTTCAATCTAGTGTATAATTGTATAATACTTATCCACACAGAGTCAACTATTATGAAAAAACTTTTAATATTTGCATTACTTGCCTGCTCAGTAGCTCATGCAGAAGATCCTAAAGCTCCTTTTCCTACAAAAGAAAATGCGCATGAAACTATGCTGATTACTTGGAAGCCTGTGGACAATGTTCAACAAGTTTGCCAAAATGAATATAAGCGCCGAGGGTTTGGTGGGTTTAATTATCAAGTTGATGCTTGTTCATTTTGGAACTTTGCAACAAGAACTTGTACCATTTATACAAAGAAAAACCCCACATTGCATGATGTGGGGCATGAGATTAGACATTGCTACCAAGGTAGCTTTCACTAATTATTGTGGAGTAGCGATTTGGCCTGCATCAGGACGTAACTTTAAATGACGGTCAATAAGATCATCTAGCTCGCTATTCTGTCCTTTTAGTTTAGCCATATCTGCCGCTAACAGAGCTAGTTCTTGTTCTTCTTGAGGTGTCAGACCTGCTGCCGCTGCCGGTGCCGTTGCCGCTGCCGGTTTTGTACCAGATCCTGTTGCTGGCTTTACTGGTGCAACTGGCTTAGCTGGCTCAGCTGGCTTAGTACCAGCGCCACCCATCATGGCTGCTGCACCTAATGCACCAGCTGCTGCACTACCAGCTGCAACTTTGCCTGGATTACGAGCGATAGCCGCACCAGTTTGTTGTGGCAAATTTTTACCACTAGGTAAATTTGTGGATCTTGGATTGCTTACACCTGTTTTAAACTTTTGAAAGCCTTTGCCAATTCCTTTAAATACATCGCCAATACCTTCATCAGCAACTTGTGGTTGACTTTCTAGTTGACTTAATCTTTCGCGTAAAGCCGCGATTCTTTCTGCTTCGGTCATTTTATTTTCCTTTATCGATTCTGCCAGCTTTACATCTGGAAATTGTTTCATAGCAGCTTGGGTTTGAGGACCCATTTTTCCGTCTGCTGTAATTTTAGCACCTTTTGCTTTTAATTGTTGTTGTAGTGCGAATACTTTTGGATTCCCACCAGCCGGAACTTGTGCAGCAGGAGCTGCTTGAGCTTGTGGTGCTTGTTTGTCTTTAGCCACAGCCGCAGCTTGTTCTTCTTCGTCTGGAAAGTAGCTGCCTGTTCTTGCTTTATCTCGCATAGCATTAAACCCAGCTGCGCCTAACCCGCCAACTAAACCGCCCACACCAGGAATTAAACTTGCTGCCGCCCCAACTCCAGATATTGCTGCACCTGCATAATCACCTTTCTTATATCTACTATAAGCGTCTTGAGCGCCTAATGCTGAACCGACACCTGGTATAAGATATCTTCCTACACTCTTGCCGGCAGCTTGAGCAGCAGGTGCTGCCATAGTTGCAGTTGCTTCGGTAACGGTCGCACCAGTAACTTCTCTAAGTTTCATTTATCTTACTGCTAATGCTTTTAATGTTGCTAGTAAACGATCGTCTTTGCTAACAACACTTTCTTGTTGTGGAGCAGCACCTAAAGAATTAATTGTTCCCCCGCCAACTTTTTGATTTGGGTCACCTGTGATAGCAGCAGGGTCATTAGGTTTTGCGGGAGCTGGTTTTGTACCGGCTCCAGTTGCGGGTTTAGATGCTGCTGGTTTAGCAGGAGTTTTCCCTGCACCCTCTAATTTGTCTAATAATTCTTTATAACGATTTAATACAGTTGGGTTTATGCCGCCTTTCGCTGGTCCTGGTGCTGGTGTTACACCAGGGATGTATTCTGGACCAAGGTCGGTCCTTTTTACCCAGTTTGTTATAGGGCCAGTTTGTCCTCCACCTGTACCACTTGTATCTGGTGAAGTTGTATCTGCTTGTTGTGCAGATTGTGCTGCCATTGCAGCACCTAATCCGCCAAACTCATCAAAACCAGCATTTTGTGGCGCTGGACCTCTTTGTTGACCTTGACCTATCTGCATGTCTATATCGTTAAGACCAGCATTTGTTCTCATTGCTTTGCCTAATGCTAGATCATCAGCATCTGCTTGACTAGGATCAACTGGTTGTGTGACTTTAGGTAATCCTGCATTAGGAAGTTGTGCTGCGATTGCAGCAGGTTTTGTTCCGGCACCGCCACCGCTTCCGGATGTTGTATCAGGAGTAGGAAAACCACTTACAGCGTTTGTTGTGCCTTGAACTGGGCTTGGAGGTTTAGCTGTACCAGGAGCACCTACTGGACCTTTGAATATTCTAGAAAAATTTCCTTGTTTAATAATTTCTTGACTTTCTGGATTTGTAAAAAAACTTGCTGGAGGCTTAGGTCCAGGCATTCTTGCAAGTATGTACGGATCTTGGCGATCGGATCCACCTAACCATTTTTCTTGTTCTGGACTAAATTTAAACTCGCCTGCTTCTTCTTGAATTCCAAATTCCTGCATTAGAGCACGAGCTATACTGCTATTCATATTTAAGTTTTCGTTGAGATTAATCTTACTAGTACTCTGTACAGGTGGCGTGGTATATTCGTTAGGAATTTGTTTTTTTTCAATTTTAGATTCATTTAAAATTTGTTTACTGTCTATTTTTCCAAGCTTTAAGAGTAACGATTGAAAATCCATTTTACTTTCCTTTTATCTTTTTACAGGCATTAACTCGCTTGCCTGCATTCTTGCCTGTGCCTGGCTTTGTTCCAACCTTGCGATGTCCTGGCCAGCACTGTTTAGGACCAGCAACACTTTCTTTCATGTCTGTGGGGGGATCTATAGTCAGCGTAATTACATCGCCTTCTATGTATCCTTGTGCAGTAACTCTTGGAGCTCCAGGTGGTGGAGCCCTTCTACCACGTATGTCACCTTGTAATACTACACGATATTCTGTACCGCCTAATATTACACTTGCTTGGGGAATTACATTCCCGCCACTAGGTGGTTTAGCTGGAACTGGACTTGAATCTGCATCAGGATTTGGAGCAGAAGGTTTAAAACCTCCTGTTACTTTGCCATCTGCACCAATAGTTACACGTTCTGTTACACGTTTGGCTAATCTTGTGGCACGGTCTTCTTTTCGTTGTTGTGATTCTGCCAATTCTGTTTCTACTGTTCTAAAGTATTTGCCAATCATATTAGGATTGGAGTTTTTATTTTTATTTAACATTGGTTGTGTAATAGGTCTTGGGCTTTCTTGTATAATAAAATTTTCGGCCTGTGTAAGACGGTTATTACTTTCTACAATGTGCATAAAACGTTTCATGTCATTAGAACCTTCTGCAGGCTTATTAGATGAAGCATTGTCAACGGCCTTTAGTATTTTCTTCATGTCCATAATTATTTGTCCTTCTTTTTAGCAATAGCGATTGCTGCCTGTTGTTTAGCACTATGAACTTCTTTTAGACGACCATCTTTTTCTGCTGACTTTAACATTGCTACACGATCTGAATACCCTTTTATGCCGGGCTTAATATCCTTAGCAGCCTTCTTCTCACCAGGTGTAGGATCCTTGACGTGTTTCATTGTGGTTTTGGTCTGATGACTAGTTTCATACCTGCTAGTTGCTGTTTCTCTAACTTTTTTATCATCTACAGCTTTTTTAACATTTTTACCTGCACGTAATTTAGCAAAGTCGCTTTTTTCTAACTTACCATCTTTATCTACATCTAATTTTGTCTGCTTACCTTTTAATGTTTCTTGCATTGGGTTTTTGCCTATTTTCAATGCCATATCAACTTCACGTCTAAAATTTGGATCAGTCTTATATCTTGGATCCTCTTTGGCTTTTTCAGGAGTAAATCCTACGCCACCAGGAGGGTTAACACCTATAGGTGGTTTTTTGGCAGGAGGAGGAGCCGTTGCGCCATCTGGAGGGCTAGGAATATTATTTGTTATACCTTTGTATTTAGGATTTGTAGGCGCAGGCTGTGTTAATTGTTCGTCAGTACTTTTACGGTCTTTTCTAGCCTGTCTCTTCATACGCTTTTCATCTGCGTCATCTGCTGTATCTTGCCCAGGCAAATCACGCTTTGTATATTGTGTGCCTTTACTGGTGGTTGTTGCTGTATGCTTGCTTAGTTCTTTAGTTTTTCCCATTTTTGGCTTTGAATCATCTTTGCCAAAGTAGTAATCATATTCTTTTTTATCATTTAAATCATCTATTTTACCTTCTCTTAATGCTATCATTTTGGCTTTAAATGCTTTATTTTTTGTTTCTGATAGACGTTGTTCAAATGCACGACGAACGCTTTCACTATACATTTCGGCGTTTTCTAGATGATCACCATATTCACTTACTTTCATTTCATACTGCATATAATGATATACACTGCTTACGTAGTCAGCAGCTTTAGTAATCTTTGCCTGTACCCAACCTTCAAGTTCTTGATCTTCTTGAATCATTTTAAATAGTTTAAAACTATATTGTGCCAGTTTAAATAAGTCTGCACGAGCCATTTTAGCTTCGTGGTCATCTGGTCTGTTAATCATATCTTGCATTTGGAATTCTCCGAATTTGTATATATTTAGCGTTTTATTACGCCTCCCAAAGCCAATAAGTTATTGTCATCTAAGGCATTAGCACCAACTGGTTGTTTTCGTGCTCTTTTATTTTTAACAAATGGTCCTGTAGTAATATTACCAGCGCTTGTTGCACCTGCTGTAGCAGTTTCCTGTAGATCCAGAGATTGCGCACGTAGATATTGTGGATATATCTTGTTAAAGTGTCTCATTATAACACCTGCAACAGCGTGAGCTTCATTTTCCTCTGGACTGCCTGTGTCCCCACTATGCGGGTTAAGTTTGTTGTCCATCTGTTGTTTAAAATGGACAAGTTCATGTGCCAGTGTTCTCATTATATCATTTGGATGTCTATTTTTCAAGGCAAGATCTATTACTAGTTCATCATTCTTGAACCTTCCAAATGTTGGTTGTTCTTCATCACCTACATATTTCATTAATTTTATATGCGGCAATTTTTTAAGATTTAATACACGCATACATATAGGTAAAAAATCTCTTAAACCGCTCATGAAATCTATTTTCATAAGGTTTTCATATAGGCTCTGTTTCATTGAAATTTTTATACTTTCCTCTGCACCACTGTCGCCACCACCACCGCTATCACCGCTGCCTGTAGTGTCACTATAAGATCCACTGTAGCCTGGGTAGTATCCATACCAACCATAAGGACCTGGCCCATAGGCCGCTGCTCGTCTCCGTTTACGTTTACGTTCAGCTAAATTTATTTCTTCTGCTGTGCCACCACCAACAAGATCTCCTACTTTTGCAGGTTTATCTTTTTTAGGTCCTTTATTACGCCATTGTCCAGCTGGACCTTCTTTGTGTCCTACTTTTTCGCCTGCAAAGTATTTTTGTTCTTGAATGAAAAATTCGCGTAATAACATTATTCTGCCTCAAAAACATCCAAACAGTGATTCCAATGTTTGATACGATCATCAAGCCCAATCGTACCACCATTAATACGTTTGCTTAGTAATACTATATCACCTTTATCACATATGTGATTTAGATTATTTTTATGCCAAAACCAACAGGCAGTAATTATAGAATATTCTGGAGTTCTTACAAGATCTGGATTTTCCACCAAAGTATGGTCATTAAATAGATCTAGACTACACTTAGTGTAATTTTCTCTGCCAGTAATCTGCAGTATTCCCCTACCTCTAAAACGCCAACCATCACCACTTTGTTCATTTCCATTTGCCATACGATTCGCATATACCCTGTTAGCTATCATTTCTG